TCAGGGGTAGAGCGCAACCTTGCCAAGGTTGATGTCGTGGGTTCGAATCCCATCATCCGCTCCAAAAGTTTCTGTAAGAAAACCTACGCAAACCTTGATATTGCTAGGGATTATGAATAAAGTACGCGTAAGTTTTCTTACGTAAACCATATTACAAAACCCTTACAGGAAATATTACAGGTATGAGCAAGCCTTTTTACAAGGGGCGTCTGTCCATTAACAAGGAAAAATCCTCCCCCTACTGGATGGTGACGTTTCAGGGGCCGGACGGCAAGATGAAACGGCGTTCCACGAAAGTTCCTGTGAATGGCGGAGAATTTGAAGGAGACCGCATCACGGCCAAGCTGGCGGAACGGCTCGCCTACCAGCGGGGCGTGCAGATAGCCTGCGCGGAGGCGGAAGAATACCAAGCGCACAATAATGTTTCCGTGCGTGCCTGGTGCGAAGATTATGTGAGGCGCAAGGCGGCGCTGGTGTCGGAAGATACGGCGCGGAACGCCAGGACGGCCTACAAGCATTTTTACGCTTATCTTGGGACGCGGGCTGACGCCCCGCTGCGTCTGATCACCAAGGCGGACATCAAGGGCTTTGTGGCGGCCCGCCGGGAAGAAGTCAGGCAAAAGACGGTGGCCAAAGACCTGGCCGCTCTTTCCCAGGCATTTGCGGACGCCGTGGATGCGGAAGTAATTGACCGCAATCCGTGCGCCGGCGTTTCCATTCCCCCGGACCGTGCCGGGGAAAAGCTGCACAAGGAAGCCTTCACTATTGACGAGATCCGCTACATGATTGAGCATTTCCCGCCCCTGTGGAGTTCCGCGGTGCGCTGCTCGTTTGAGACCTTTGGCCAGCGGTTGGGGGACATTTTGAGGTTGAATTGGAATCAGTTTGACTGGGAACGCCGCGTTGTGCGCTTTGATACTGGGAAGACGGGGCGCTGGATGGACCAGCCCATGAGGGAGGGCTTTTACCAGTGGGCGCTTGCCCGCTGGAAGGAAGCCGGGGAACCGGCGGACGCATTGCTTCACGCGCCCCTGCTGGCCCTGGGGGATGGGGCTTCCGCCCAGTTCGGGTTGTTATTGAGAACGCACGGTATCGGCGTGGTGCATGGAGCGGCCGGCGGCCGCAGACGGAGGATGAACAGCAAGTCCTTCCACAGCATTCGGGCGACGGCCGCCACGTTGTTGCAGGCATCAGGCGTATCGCAGGGGCTGGCCATGGAGCTGGTGGGGCATGATTCTTCCGCCGTGCATAGCGTGTACATCCGCCCTTCCGCGGATCAGCTGCGTTCTGCCGCGGAGTCCCTGCCGGAGTTGTAAGGTTTCCGGCCGTGTGACACCGTCACGCTTTCTTTGATGCAGTTGTCTTGCCATGCTTTCAGGCATGGACAGGCATACCGTGTTTACTCTGGCCCTTCAGCTGCTTGGGACGCAGGAGTATAAGGAGGATTCTCCTACGCAGCATCCGTGCGACGTATGGTTCAATCCCGTATTGCGGACGGCGTGCGTCCGTTTTAATTGGACGTTTCTGGCGCGCGAAACGGTTCTGAAACGCAGAAAGGATGCCGCGGTGGCTCCGGGTGTGGCCTTGTTTCCTTACCCGGACGGATGCCTGAAGATTACCCGCATGAGGACGGAGGACGGGGCGGATGTGCGACTTCCCCAGTTACAGGCGGAAGGCATTTTGGTGGATGAGGACGAGTGCCCGGAGACGTTGCGGGTGAATTACCAGAGCGATCTTGTGGCTCTGGGAGGGACGTTGCCGGATCATGCGCCGGAGTTTTGCGACGCGGTGGTGTGTCTGCTGGCCAGCCGGGTGTGCATGGCGCTGACGAGTAATGCCAGGCTCCAGCAGGCGCTGGAAGAACGGGCCCAGATGGCTTTCCTGTCAGCGATTGCCACTGACCGGCAGCAGGACGGCAGCAAGGCGATTGACCCGATTACGCGCATCACGAGGCAGAATATTTTTAGAAGGAGACGCTGATATGGGATTTGTCAACAATATGCTTTCCGCGGGCGTGACGGCCAGCGGATATGACGCCAGGAAGAAGCAGACGCTGGCTCACGGACAGGCGGCCAGGAACCGCGCCTACAGCCAGGCCAACGGGGTGGAACAGGCGGCGCGCGCCAATGCGCTGGTGGAGGGCGCCAATATGATGACGATGCGGGGCAATCAGCGCCGGGCGGTTGGAGCCGCCAGGGCCCAGGCGGCGGGCAGCGGGTTTACCAGCGAGGGGACGGGGGCGGCGACTGCCAACGCGGTGAACAGTCTTTACGAGAAGCGGATTGCCGACATGGCTTATGAGTCCAGCACGGGGTCTGTCAATGCGGTAAATCAGGCGATCGGTCTGCGCCGGCAGGGCGATGAGGCAATGAGGGCCGCAGAGGCGGAGGCTGCTCAATACCGCAGCATGGCCAGGGGAACGCGCATGGGGATGTGGTTGAGTAGCGCCGGCGCTTTGGCCGGAGCGATTGACGGGGGGCTGGATGCTTATAACGATGCCCGGGAATGGAATGAGCGCCCGGATGTCCAGAGCGGAGAGGTGAAGCCCGCGAGCGTTTGGAAAGATACGACGATGGGAACCATGAATGGGATGGGCTGGGGCAGTTCCGCCGCGAATGCGTTCAATCCGTATATGTCTTCCTTCACGTCCCAGGGATGGGAAAAGAGTTTTTTGAAAGCGCTTGGTTATGGACAGAGATGAGAGCTTGATTAACGGGCCGGGGGTGCAGCCTCCGGCGAGTGTGAATGTTCCGGTTCCGCGCGACGTGACCGGGGATGTCTTGCGCCGGGGAGTAGCCCAGGTGGGTCAGAATATCGACGGGATGTGCCGGGAGATGGTGGAAACGGAGGATTCCACGAAGCAGTTCGAACAGGAACGGATCCTGATACAGACGCAGGACGAGGTGGGCAGTGAAGCCAGGAGGCGGCTGCAGCTTCCCGACGGGGATCCTGATGCGTTTTTCGATGAGAGGGGGAATTTCAGCAAGAAGGCGTTAAATAATTTTGCGTCTCCTTATTTGAAGAGGCTTCAGGGGATAGGCAGCGGGATTCTGAATCCTGACCTTGCCCGGAAGATGCGCTTCAAGGCAGCTGTCGCCGGGGACAAGATGTTGAATGATTTGTTTGACAGCGGCAAGGAGGTGGCGAGGAAGAAGCAGGAAACGGCCTTGAATTCCAGTTTGAAACTGGCCGAAGAAACGAATAATTGGGGCTGGTATGAAGATCTTGTTCATGAAGGTGTAAGAGCAGGAGCTATTGATTCTGCTAAAGGGCAACTGCTAATTGTTCAGGGAAGAAAATCCAGATATGCGAATGAGCAGGAGAATTTGAAAACAGCCCTGTTTTCCAGTGTCGCCGCCGATCCCATCCGTACGGCTGCGGCTATCAACAAGGGACTGTACAATGACCTGAATCCCATTGATCTGGACCGGGCCAAACGCGAAGTGCGCCGACGTCTGGCTGATGAGGCCACGCCTGCCCCTCTTTCAGCAGAGGACCGCCGCAAGATTCAGGAAAAGAATATTGAAGCCCTGAAAAAACAGTTGCCCAACGGAGCTACTGAACAGATGTGGAGATGGGCCCGCAATGCCCAAAAAAACGGCGGACGGTTCACGGAACGGGACAAGGTGGAAATAAGGGGAGCGTTCAATATGGAACTGGACAAGCTTCCTGTTCCTCAATCTCGCGAGGAGGCTAATCAAATTGCCGAGCGCACCGCCAAGAAGTGGGCACTCCTGGGGGCTTATGAGGGAAACCAGGAGTATATCCGCGCCGTGGTGATGGATAAGATGATTTCCCGACTGGATGCCGCCAAGGGCGCACGCAGAAATGACATCGGTCTGGTGCTACGCCATATTCCGGATGATGCGTATATTCCGAACAGATCCGCTTCAGTACGGGATGCGTACAGAAAAGGTGACCAAAAGAAGATTCAGGAGAAGGAGGCGGCCAGAAATTTGATAGAGAGCCAGATTGATGAGTATGTACGCGTCCAGATGGCCTATTGGCGAGATCGGAATCCGGAGGCGAGCATCCACGACGACCGGATGCAGATTTTCAGATTTGCCGCAAAGAAAGCCAAAGAGTTGAACGAGTACGAGCATCCGGAAAAGCTGGATGTCGAGAAGAAGTCTAAGGAGATTTCCCGCGCTTTTGACAGTGAAGCCCAGGTAGGAGACACCAGGGAACGCATGCCGGATTCCGGGAAGGATTTCATTGACCGGAAGAATAGGGAGTGGAAGGAGTATCAGAAGAAGCAGGTTCCCTACACGCCGCAAGTGGAGGTTGTGAAAGACAGCGCCCCCTTGGCCGTCCCCATGTCCTTTGTGGCTGGCAGGCGCGCCGGGGCCTACGTGCCCAAGGAAATGTACCAGCAGCTTGTTCAGAAGTACGGAAGTCGCCCCTGTCTGAAAGCCACCATGGACCAGTCCAAGGCTTACAACGAAGTTCCTGTAGTGGGTTTTTATGAAGGCCCTAACAGGGGGATTGAGCTTTCTGGCGACGAGTACGGCAACCGCCTGATCATGCTCGCGGGGGACAAGGGGAAAGCAACCGTCCGTTTTGCCCCCGAAGAGGTGCCCGGCATGATTGAGCCCGGCAATATTGATTTGAGTACACGGCCCGTCGTCCGCAATGCCGACGGCTCCATCAGTACGGTGCGTTCCATTTCCGTGGAGATGGACGGGAAGGAATACCTGATTCCTACCGTTTCCGAGGACGGCAAGGTTCTTTCCGAGGACGATGCCGTGAATCAGTTCAAGCAAACCGGTAAACACTTGGGCGTGTTCAATTCTCCGGAGGACGCGACGGCGTATGCCAGACAGCTCCACGAAGACCAGGAGAATTTTTATGCCCCGCAGCGACAAGGAACAACCAGCGTACTGAACCAGCCTGTTTCTTCCCCGCAGAAGGCCGCCCAAGTACTTTCTCCCGCTCTTCAACAGTACGAATCTGCCTTCCGGCGGGCCGGGGAGAAGTACGGTGTGGACCCTGATTTGCTGATGGCCATTGCCATCCACGAAACAGGCAACGGCACCAGTTCTGCTTTCCGGAACAAGAAGAATGCCATGGGCGTGAGTCCGTATGGCAGAGGTCCCCGGTCTTTTGAAACGGTCGAGGCCGGTATTGAGTACATGGCCGGACAGCTCGCCCGGAATTACCTGGGCAAAGGACTGACAACGATTGCCGCCATTGGCAAGAAGTACGCTCCCCCCGGAGCATCCAACGATCCCAAGGGATTGAATTCCCACTGGGTGAAGGGGGTTTCCGAATATTATTTTCAACTTAAAGCTTAATTGATTACCATGTTTGAAACAGACTTTTTCCCCTTGGCGCAGGAGGCGAAACATTCCGACCTTCTTCCCGAGTCCTTTGACCATTTGCAGGAGAATGACGCCCCTACTTCCTTGCAAGACTGGGGACAGGTGCCGGGTTCCCGGAAGCTTCCGGAGTTCAAGCCCGACGAAAGTCGCCTTGGGGGATGACGCTGACGAAGAAGCAAAAGGGTTGGTGAAGGCGGAAGGCTACCAGCCCCCAGTCACACCGGACGAGGAATATGATTTAGGATTAGGCATCTTCACTGCTTTATTTGGAGTAGAGAACATTAAATATCCATACCTTTATTGGAAGGTCCAAGGGAAGGAAACTCCTATATTCAATAACTCTAAAGAAATTTTTCGTACTGTTTGGAATGATTTTTCGCACAAAGTGCGAAATGCTCACAAAAGACGTATTAATGATGTATGGAGGCGTATTGAGCAAGAAAAGTACAACACGAAATCTCCTTCTGAAGCTCTTGTGCTGCATTTCCAAAGCGTCGTGAAGAATAACCCTGGACAGGCATGGCTGGATATTCAGTCTGGTGCATATCGCCAATTTGGAAATACTTTTAAGGAGAAGGCAATTCGTGAAATAGTCACAGAAATAAAATATCATATTAAAACTGATGAAAAGAAGAAAGCCATGCTTGACGCAGTAGCTTTAGATGCTCTAAAGCCATGCAATCTATGGAAAGATGAAACAAGATTCTTTGAGAAGTATCGAGATGTTGCAGGTGTTTTTGTAGTTAAAGTTATTCTTGGAGATAAATTTTTAGACTATCCTTATTGCTATTGGATTATGCAGGCGAAACCTATTCCTGAATATAAAACAACATATCATGCACTGGCTGATATATGGGAAGATTATAAGAGGCAAGTACAACTATTAGATTTGAAGAAAGCGCAATAATGCTATTTAACAAAAAAGCCCCTGACCCGGAGGCCAAGGGCTGAACAGGAGCACTTTTCTGGGAGGATGCTACTGTACACGGCTGTAATGGCAATAAAAAACCGCCCGCGTTTCCCAACGTGGACGGCTAGCGGAAAATAAAAAAGATGATTTACCTATAGCACATTTACCCGGTGCGTCAAGCTTTCTCCCACCTGTCCAGGGTTTCCACATAGATGCCGGAGATTTTACCGCCGTCCATGGGTTCGATGTCTCCGAAGTCGGGATTGAGTGGATGTAATACGTATTCCATTTTTCCGGTTTCCGGGTTTTTCCTGCGGACCAGTTTTTTGAGTGTCACGCCGCGTTCATCATGGTATTGAACAATGGTTCCAGGTTTGGGGATGGGGGGGATGGTGTATTTTTTCATGATGACCACGGAGCTGTCCGGAATGGAAGGTTCCATAGAGTGACCGTTCACGCGCAGCAGGTATTCCCCTTTTTCCAGTTCACGGTATAACCAGATGTCCTGCGGGATGGTGTCTCCATCCGCCAGATTGCCGGCGGCAATGTTGCCGATGATTCGTCCCTGAGCCTCCAAGGGAGGGGCTGTGAATGTTTCTACCGGGGTAAACTTCTTGCGGGCTGCCTCTTTTTCTTTGGCGGCATTTTGAATAGCGGTATTGACGAATTCCAGGAAGGTTTCTTTGTGGGCTTTAGCGGCCTCACAGATAATGTCCCATTCTTCATCTGTGAAGTCGATGACGATGCGGGGAGAGGATTCGGCTTCTCCGTTCATAAGACGCTGAATAACAAGGATAGCCTTTGCGGGAATATTGATGGATGACGAAAGCCAATTATCTACCTGACGCTTGGAAACTCCACATTGGTTAGCGAGCCATTCTCTGTCTCTACCAATAACCTTGAGCCATTTTTTTACGTCTTCTTTTGTTGTCGTCATGCATTGATATTACAGCATTTTGCTGATATGTCAACACCTTGTTACCTAGCAATTTCAGTATTATGCTGAAAATATATCTTGAAATATTCAGTTATACGCTGTAATTTGAGGCCATCAGTTACGGAAATAGATGAAAACAGAAATCGACTTAGACAAATTACCGGACGGCTGCAAGAGCCATCTGCTGGCCGAAGCGGAAGAAGGATTGAAGCCTTCGGAAGCTATTATCCGCATCATTGAACGAGAATCATTCCGCAGGGGATTCCGTGTTCACCTGACCACGGCTAGCAACCTTCCCCGCCCGAAGAACCCCAAGAAGCCGGCAGCATGAACATGAAAACCTCCCACCAAGAAAGAACCATGAATACAAATACTGAATTACCGAAGAACGCCCGGATATTGACCAAGGAAGAAGCAGATGACTGGGACAAGAGCTGTTCCGCTTTCGGCCCCATTTTCCTCGAAGTAGATGGAGAAATACGCGAGTTTGAAAGAATAAGTTCCTGTCCTTCCCCTGTTCTGGGGAAAGGTTTCCTGGTATTGGCTGTCTCTTGCCCTGAATGGGGGAAAGAGAAACTAATGATTGTTGCCAGATGTAAAGAAGGAAAGGAGGTAGTTTGAATGAATAACGCGGAATCTGGCATTCGCGTTAGGGATGGAGAGGATGTAATCATAAGTCCCGTCGGAGCGCTTCTTAATCAGCGCAATGTAATCCACATTCACGATATGGGGACGACCAGAAGAATCTTCTATTGTGATGAATTTAGGCATAACGGAATAGTAGCCTGACAGCTTTCATCTTCAAGAATAATGAGCCGGCATGCGCATGAATTTGGGCAATACGAGCACATTCAAAGCCAAGGCGTTACATTGGCAGGCTCTCCTTTTTATTTAAGTAATAACAACCAATATCAATCACTAACAAATAACCCATGATGAACTGGACTGAATTTATTGTTGTAACGCTGCTTAACCTGGCAGGCTACCTGTCCGCGTTGATGCTTGGTATCAGCCTGGGAGAGAAACACATCATACGCCAGGTAAACAGAACCCTGGATCAGATGAGAAAGGAGCGGGCATGATTATCGAATACGACGACGAAGACCGGTGCATCCGGGTGAATGGCGAATACGTCGCCATCCGGGAAGCGGAGGGCCTCAAGGACGAGCTGGAATTAGCGATTGACCAGTGGGAAGTGGATCACGCCGAGCAGTGCGACAACCCCGACGGACACTACGACGACTGAACCATGGAAGAAGATCTAATCGAAGAATTGAAGCTGCTCGGCTGGCACGAACTTTAACAATGAAAATATTATGACCTACCCTGAATCAGAGTTTTACGACTGCAAGACCTTGGCCCTGATGTACGATTCCGACCGGGATGTGATCAAGAGGACCGTCCATGAGTTGAAGGACAAGGGGCATGTGATCGAGATCCTGTACTGGGGCAAGCAGGGGAAGATGAAGGTGCACGGCAAGCAGTTCCGCCGGGCGTTACTCCGAGAATACGGAGAAGGAGGAATGAACAAATGAATACCTTTTTCAAGTTCTTGGGGGCCTGCTCCTTTGGTCTTTCCGCTGCGTGCCTGTTCTGGCTGGCGGTGGAGCTGGATAACGCCGAGCTGCAGGCCGGCAAGAGCCCGCATTCCGGGTTTTGCCCGGAGTCTCCCACTCCCATGAAAGCTTTTGACGGCTTGGAAAAACCGTCCCGCCCCACGCGGATCGTGGAAAGCAATAACCAATAGAATACCAATACAATGGACAATACCGAAGAAAAGAATGCGCAGTCCTGCACGCCGGACGAAGCCTGCTGCTGCGATACTGTTGCATCCACAAAAGAAGAAATCAGCGCCGCGCTTGATAACCTTGTTGATTTGATTAAGCGTTACGATGGGCGCGCTATTTTTTCCGCCTTTTTGGAGGTCCCGGAAGAAAGAAAAACTCGGCACATATTAGAACCCTCCAGCTCCGTTTTTCAGTCTGAGAGAATGAATTTCAAAGTTTACGGGTGGACGAGCGCTTTCGGCTATCTTCTCAAAGCAGGCGAATGCTTTGAGGGCAATGTAAAAACTATGGGAGAAGGCGTCCGTTTGTTCCTTGAACAACAGCAAAAAACGAAAATGAAGGATCGGATGAATCCCATTGCCACCATGCTCGGAATCGCTGGATGCGAGTGCGAGGAATGCGAAGACTGATTCAGTTGGCCGGGGACGGCGGCAACCGAACCCCGGCCTGTTACGAATGCAACCTGTAAAATTACAATTAGTAACGATTTATGAATACACCAAGTGAAGCCACACGGCAAGAGAAAGTAATGGATCCCTCCAAGTCCACCGAGCTGGCTGTCAGCCTGGACAATCTGGCCCTGGAAGCCCAGCAGGCATTGAGCTGCAAGGGCAGCTTTGAAAAGGCCATCAACATGGGCATTGCCATGAACCGGCTGCGCGACGCCCTGACTCCCCCCATCATGGAATCCATCATGAAGCTGAAAGGCTCCCAGCTCGGCTTCCGCACGGACGAGTGCGCTGCGACACAATACAAAGAAGGCGTGACCTATGGCGTGGATGCGGTCAGGGAATGCCTGATTGTGGCCACCTGCATGGGCCTTTCTCCGGTAGGTAATCAGTGGAATATCCTTGCCGGGCGCACGTATGTGACCAAGGAAGGCATGACCTACCTGCTGAAGAACCTGGACGGCCTGACCAATTTGAAGATGGTTTACCATCCCGCCGAAATCAAAGAGTCTTCCACTTCCGGCATCAGCAAGAGCGGGAAGGAGTACCAGAAGATTGAGCGGGAAGGTTTGGTGAGGGTCGATATGAGCTGGGAGTTCAAGGGAGTCCCGGATTCCGAAACTCTTGAGTTCTGTATCCGTGTAAATAACGGCATGAGCCAGGATGCCATTATTGGCAAGGCCGAGCGGAAGGCCAAGGCATGGCTTTATTCCCACCTGACCGACACGATTATTTCCGACGGCGAAGTGGAAGACGGACGGGAAATGCGGAATGCTACTCCGGAAGCCGGAACGCAGAAGCCGAAGGCCGGCAATCCTCTTGCGGGCGCCGCTGTACCTCCGCCAGTGGCGGCGGCATCCAGGCAGGAAGAAAAGCCCCTTGAACCGGAAGTGGTTTCTTCGCCCACTCCTACTGATGATTTGAAGCTGGAGCCGGAATCTGCCGTGAGCGTGGCAGACCTGGAAAAACTGCTGCGAGACCACGGCGTGACGATGCCCCAGGTAGTGAATTTCTGCCGGGGCCGGCAGATTTATTACGTGCAGGGAGCCAGCCGGGAAGAGACGTTCCCGCCCAAGACGCTGGAGTGGCTGGTGGCGAATTTCAACCAGGTGGTTGCCTGGGTGGGGGCCTCCGGGAAGTAAGCATGCAGGATAGCAAGGATCTTTAGCTATGAATGTTTTAGATTTATCGGGCTTTGCGACTTTCGGCGAGGCTTGTGGCCGGGTGGATAATCCGCAGGCGTACCACGATTCCAAGAAGGGGATTCCTCACTGTGTCTCCAAGTCCATGCTGACGGATTTCGCCCGGAATCCCTATAAATGGAAGTATCGGCAGGATGAAGGGATTGAGAAGGTTTCCCAGGGGTTCCGGTTTGGTTCCCTGGTGGATTGTCTGGCCCTGACGCCGGATCAGTTCCAGAATCAGTATCTCGTAGAAGAGTGGCTGCCGGGGGTGAATAAGAACGGCTCCGTGTCCAAGACGAAGCAGGACGACGGGCAAGCAGCCCGCTGGGCGGCGTTTGCCGACCGTGGGGGAGCCGTGCTGACGCCAGAGGAGTACGCCGAAGCGCAGAAGGCCGTGGGGATTTTCAATAATTACCTGCGAACCGAACATGGGCTGGTGCTGGGGGATTCGTTTGATTCCCAGGTGGCGATGTATAAGACGCTGCTCATTGAGTACGCGCCGGACAAGCCTCCGGTTCCGATTACGATTACGGGGATGATTGACATTCTTCCTCACGATGAAGAGATGCCGATTATTGATATGAAGACGACTTCCACGCCCGTGGAGGATTCCGGCCTGATTGACCGGGATATGGCCCGCTACGGGTACGGCTGGCAGGCTGCCTTGTATTGCGATTTGTATGAAGCGATTTTCGGGATACGCCGGAATTTCATGTTTGTGTTCATGGAGTCGGCAGCTCCCTATTGCATTTCCGAGGTGCGGATGGATCAGGAGGCCCTGGAGCATTACCGGGGGCAGTATATGACCGCCCTGCGCCAGTACGCCGAGTGCGTGGCGACGGGGATTTATCCGGGGGCTGTGGCCTTGCCGCGGTATTTCCGCATTCCGCGCTGGGAACTTAAAAAGGGATGGGAAGGAGGTGCGGCATGATGACCACGCTGACCATTTCTTTGCCCCACACTCCCCGGTGTTTGTCCCCCAATGCCAAGGCCCCTCTCACACAGAGGGGGGCCATTGTGGCCGGTTATAAGAAGACGGCTGCCAAGAGCCGCGCCCGGAATATAGCCTGGGGCAGGACTTGTGAAGCCCTGAATGGCCGGAGGATGCAACCGACGCATTACCGGGTGATCTGGTTTTTCAAGGGACCGAAGCCGGACGCGGATAATTGCCTGGCGCGCTGCAAGGCTATGGGCATTGACGACAGGACGCTGGATTGCGCCGGGATTGAGCGGATTCACGACCTGGGACGCGCCGGACAGGTGGAAATCGTGTTTGAAAGGAGGCTCGCATGAAACTGACGCCTGAACAGAAAGCTTTTTACGAATACGGAAAAGCAGTCGAAACTCTCGAAACCAGAATTGAAAGGATTCGCAATAATGCCCGAATACGATTTAAAATGGAATATCACGAGCTGCCACTCCAATTTCGCGGAGGCTTATGGGACGACTTTAAGTTGTACAATGTTATCGGTGACGTCCGCCGGAAGCGGGCCGCATGCAGGGCGTGGGTGCATCCTATGCGACGGAGATGCTCGAACTGTAAACATGAGCTAACGCAGTACAAGTTCTGCGCAGCCTGCGTCCATGAAGGATGGCCTGTTTACTGGGAGCCAAGAAAGGAGGATGAGTGAAAGTCTGTGTGAATTACAGTGGTGGCCTTATGTCTTGGGGTGCAGCCAAGTTAGCCGTTGATCAGTATGGGCCGGACGAAGTAGATTTAGTCTTCGCCGACACCGGGATCGAAGATGAAGATAATTACCGCTTTATCGTCCAAGGTGCGGGTGCCTTGGGATGCCAGCTTCACATTGTCCGTATGCGCGGCCATAAAGGAGCGAAAAATCCGGATGCTTATATTACTCCGTGGGAACTGTGTACTGGGCAGGATGGTTCAGGCGGAGAGGGCATGATGGCAAATTCCCGCGTGGGATTTTGCTCAATATTGCTCAAACGTAAACCGCTAGACACATGGATGCGTAAGCATTGCACACCAGAAACTCGTATCGTTATTGGGTTTAACATTGAAGAAATAGAACGGTGTGAAAGGCTCCGAAAAAACAAACCGGAATGGAACTGGTGGTTTCCACTGGCTGAAAAACCTTATTCCTACTGCGAGATTAAAAGCTGGTTGGAAGGATACAATGTCAGGCTTCCAAGGTTATACGACATGGGTTTTAACCATGCAAATTGCGGCGGTTTTTGTTTCAAAGCGGGTATTGGTCATTTTGTAAATCTTTTGGAAAAGATGCCGGAGAGGTTTGCCTTCCATGAAAGGATGGAACAACGATTTCGAGATTCAACCGGGAAACATAATACCATTTTAAGGAGAACTGTTAACGGGGAAAAGATATTTTATCCTCTATCTCAACTCCGCCAAGACTACCTTCAAGGTTTGGTGAGACCCTCCGATTTTCGAATGCCGTGTGAGTGTGGAGTCATGTGGGAACAGCCAGAATTTAACCTGATGAATGGAAAGGAGGGAGAGTGAATGAGCTACATCTTTTCGCGGGCGCTGGTGGAGGCATACTTGGAAGCGAGCTGCTCGGATTCCGCACCGTTTGCGCTGTCGAACTTGAACCCTATCCCGCAAGCGTACTGCTCGCCCGACAGAATGACGGCTTACTCCCGCCTTTCCCGGTTTGGGATGACGTACGAACCTTTGACGGACGACCGTGGCGCGGCCTTGTTGACGTGGTATCTGGAGGCTTCCCGTGCCAGGACATTTCAGCCGCAGGAAAAGGCGCCGGCATTGACGGCGCCCGCTCCGGCCTCTGGCGGGAAATGCACCGAATTATCAATGAAGTACGACCGGAATTCGCATTCCTGGAAAACTCACCTCTGCTTGTGGGAAGAGGACTTGCCAGAATCCTCGGTGACCTTGCCCGCATCGGGTATGATGCTGCATGGTGTGTGCTGGGAGCTGACGCCGTTGGATTACCCCATCGCCGCGCCAGATTATGGCTTCTTGCCCACCATGCGTGCATGTATCGCCAAATATGGACTGTGTTGGAAGAGAGCGGAGGAAGGCAAACCAAAAGGGAATTTGGAAGATTACCTGGCATATCTCTATGTCAGGAGCGGTGGGAAGCGAGTCAGGGGGATGTGTGTGTCAGCGTCTTTCGCCGCCCTGATGATGGGGTGGCCCCAGAAGTGGACGAGCTTAAAGCCCTTGGCAACGGGCAAGTTCCTGCAGTGGCGGCAACTGCATTCCGGGTTTTGCTTGGCAGATTCCAAGAAGGAAAGGAGGGGGAATGAAAGCCATTCTTGACGCCTGCTGCGGCTCCCGCATGTTCTGGTTTGACCGCCGCCATCCTGACGTGGTGTTCATGGACCGCCGGGAGGAAACGCACATGCTTTGCGACGGGCGAACCCTGGAAATCAAGCCGGACGTCGTCGGGGACTTCCGGAAGATGCCTTTCAACGACGGGGCGTTTCGCCTTGTGGTATTCGACCCTCCGCACTTGATTCACGCCGGGGAATCATCCTGGCTGGCCAAGAAGTACGGAAAACTGGACCAGAAAACCTGGAGGGAGGATTTGAAATCCGGCTTCCGGGAGTGTTTCCGGGTTTTGGAACCGGGCGGCATTCTGGTGTTCAAGTGGTGCGAGGATCAGGTTTCAACCGCGGAAGTTCTGAAACTGGCCAGCCATGAACCTTTGTTCGGACACCGCCGCGGGAAGACCGTCTTCCTGGTCTTTATGAAATCTACAACCCCCAACTGACGCTTTTTTGATATGGAATACATGAACATCCCAACAGCCTTGTTTTCCAGCCCTGAATTCATCGGAGCTGAACCAATCCAGCGCGCTACATGGATTGCCCTGTTGGCGTGGTGCTGCACCCAAGAGAACGGCGGAATCATTGAGGGGTGCCGCTCCTGGGGCATGCGCCGCTGGATGCAGACCTGCGGGGTGATGGACAAGGAAGTCATGAACGGCGGGGAACTTTACCACTTCGACGGAGACAACCTTGTTGTTTTTGGCTACCCCGGAGGCGTACAAGAGCTTCTTGAGCGAAAGCGAGTTATTGCCCGCGAAAATGGCAAGCTCGGAGGGCGCCCCAAGAAAACCCATGTTGAAACCGACATGGAAACCGAAGAGAAACCTACGTTGGTTTCTGAATTAACCGACGTAGGAACCGAAATAGGAACCAATGTAGGGGCCAACATCCAAAACCGGAAGAAAGAAAGAAAGGAAGAAAGGAATATAGGGGGAGAAACTACTACGGTGGACAGTACACCGGGGGAAGAAGCGCCCGCTGCTCCTGTGCTGCCTGCCCAGTCTTTCCCGAACCGGGAACGCCTGAACGACGTCCGGGGGATGCGCTGCGCCGACAATCACGCGGATCTGGGGGCTTCTCCTAGTGCCGCCAGGTTCATGGCTGCCTGTTTGGAAATCAACCCTTCATGGTCCCGGACAATGCCAACTGCCATTGAGCAGGCAGCCGCGCTTGAGGCGTACCGGTCTGCACAGGGCCGGGTAACGCCACGAGACATGGAGATGTTGAGGGATTATTACGCGTCAGGACTGACGGAGGACTGCAAGAAGAAAGCTTTTTGGCGCCCGGACAGCCGTAAGAAGTTTTGGGAGTGCTTCGGCGACGTTTTGACGCATGCCGATAGGTGGGCGAAGGAAACACGCTGGAAGCCGGCATCCGCTCGGAAGAAGCCAAAACCCGAAGAACCACGGCAGCCGGAAGGGCCTGTTGTGGATGTCGTGGACGCTGCGGCAGAAATTGCATCTCTACGGGAGGAAATGGGAATAGGAGGTGACGAATGAATATCAAAGACAGGAAGATGCTGCACCTGATTGTGCTGGCGGGAGATTGCGCCGCTTGCGGGGTGACGCCTCCGCTCCAGCCT